TTGATATACTGTATTTAGGATGTAATGAGATACCTGGATTTCAGAAGAAAATTATTAATGATTTTATCTCTCGTCCTAGAGGTCTAATTACAGGCTTATACGGGTATATCGTATCTAATGATGGAGCTAAAAAGCTGTTAGATCATATCTTCCCTCTTTACAAACAAATAGATAGCTGTATCTCTGATAATGTTGATAAATTTAATTTATTGTGTGCTACTAATAAAATATTGGATGTAAATGTCTCTTTTGGATCAAAAACGCAGATGGATGCTAGTTGTAAAAATGCTTATTCTAATAATACTGAATACTCCGAATGGCATAAACTTTTCCAATAAATTGGTGTATATACAGTTGAACCAATACCTTAAAAACAAATGGAGTACTCAAGAATGGCTACACATGAAATTGTCGTAAGTGGCGGCGTAGATAATGATTCTGGCGCTATTGCTACAAAAACCGTATCTAACGCAAGATTTGTTGGTCACAATCCGGTAAGTTCAGGATATGTTTCTGGCACTTACAATGGTAGTGATACTGATAAAGCATTGTTAGGATACACTTTTGATAAAGAAACCAATTCTTTAATTGCTCAAAGAAGTAAAGATTTTATCGGAACTAAAGCTGTTTTAAAATCAGCTTCTATATATCCTCAATACTTAAGATCAATTAATTCAAATGAAACCCATAGATCTGTAAAAAGTTCTACTGCTATGAGAGGTGGATTCTTTAATGTGTCCACAGGTAAATTCTCACCTGGTTATCCTGCAACAGGTACAGATAGTTTTGGCAACGATAATGCTGCTAGATCTTCTTATGCTGTGCCGGGTAGTATTACTTTTATGAAGAATGGTGTTACTGCTACTTCTCAAAATTACGAAGCTAAAGGATAAAGGAAGGTTAACATATGAGCAAACTTTTTCACACTACAGTATACGTGGATGAAAGATGTCTAGATTTGCTTTTAACAGAAAACGAGATCGCTCAAGCATTTGAGCGGTCTCTTGTTTCTGAAAACAAATCACATATTGATTTAAATAAATGTTGTGATTGTTGGTCTACAACTAAACCCCCTCAATGTAGTTTTTGGAATAAAATTTTAGGTCTTTGTAAAAATTGTGGATAAATATGGCAGATCCATCAGGCATACATACAGTTGGTTATTTTTTTGAAAACTTAACCACTTCAATGGTCGGTATCATTATAGGTCTAATAGGCTTTTGGTCAACTTTTGTAAAAAACTTAGTCAGCAGAAAAGAGGTTGAGGCAATGATGAGAACACAAACACCATATGCTCAAGATAGACAGTTCATTATGGACAGACTTAATGATAGCAAAGAAGCAACAAATATATTATTTAGAGCTTTAGAAAAAAATACAGAAGTTATGACAGAATTAAAAATACAAATAGCCACACTGTCTCATACGTTATCGAGTTTAGAATCTCGCATAGAAAGAAAATAGAGAGGAAAATCAAATGGCAAACGATATTCAAAAAAGTATAAGTAGCGAAGATATTAAAAATGGAACTATTGTAGTTTCTACTAAACCTACAGGTCCAACAGCTAAAGATAAAATAAATACATATGTATCAAACAAGCCTGAAATAGCTGATATAGAAGCTAAATATGACACTAGGTTTGATGATCATAACTATTACACAGCATAAATACTGCATGGGCTATCCTCCGTGGTGTATAATTATATAACTGAGGATAGCTTATGAAAAAGTCATACCAAACAAGTGAATTCTGGTTTACGTTAGTTAGTTTTTTAATTAGCGGATTATTTTTATTTGGAGTAATCACTGAACCAGACACAAAAGACGATCTTATTAATGCTGTAACACACGGTGTAGAAAGTGTTATATTATTAGGTGGTCAATTTATGGTATTGTCAAGATACCTTAACAAGCGTAAAGAACAAAAAGTAGAATACGAAAAAAGAAGAGCTAAAGAACAGGATAATCAACGTAAAGAATTAGAAGATTATGTTGGTATAGACAAAAAAATATCTACAGTTAATATAAACACAGCTAGTCTTGGAGAGCTTATTCAATTGCCACATATCGGCCCTGCTACAGCTCAAAAAATCATAGATTATAGAAACATTAAAAGATTTGAGGATATTAAAGAAGTAATTAATATCAGTGGTATTGGCGACTCTATTTATCAAGATATTCGTAAATATATATACACATGAGGCAACAATGAATAGTAAAGAATTAATTACTAATGAAGTTGACAATCTAACAGACCAAGTTAAGGATAGCTTGAAAAATGTCAAAAGGTTTGCAGTAGCTGAAGCATGGAAAATTTTACAAGTAGTGACAGCTAGTGTTATTCAAATTATTGAAAAAATTGGTACTGATATAAGCAGTAAAGAGAAAAAAGAATTAGCTTTAAAATTATTGTCAGATTTTTACGACAAAGTATTCGTAGCTGTAGATATACCAGTAATACCTAATATTTTAGAGCCCGTAATTCATAAATATGTCAAAGGCTTTCTAATGATTTTATTAGGTTCTAGTATTGACGCTTTGGTTGCTACTTTTAGGCAAACAGGTATTTTTCTTAAAAAACAATTGGATAATAATTATGCAGATCAAGTAGTTACAGTATCATATGTACCATGAAAGGAACACAATGAATTTTACACAAACATTTGAAGAATTTAGCACTGGCTTAGGAACTACGGATTTAGCTCTTTATGCTGGTGTCGGTGTCGTATTATGGGTTTTATTTAAGGATAAATTAAGTCCCATACAAGAAATGTTAGCAGGTGTTTTTAATAAAGTTAAAAGTCAAATACCTAAAAATATTAATGTTATAGTGCCAGATATTCCTGATAAATTTCCTTCTAAACCTACGCCCATTAAGTCAGGAAAAACAGATGTATTTTTTGATTTGGTTGTGTCTTGGAAGCAAACCAGAGATCTGGCTGTAAAAAGCGGTTGTGACAAAGCAGTTGAAGTAGCTGATCAAATGTTTCCGTATTTAAGTCCTACAATATGTGAAGATTCGGAGAATACAGTCAATGAATAATAAATTTTTACTTCTAATAGGCGTTGCTTTAATAGGATTTGGTTTAGTAAAACCAAATCTACCTTCTTTCCCTGCATTAAATCCTCAGTGTGATATTGAAACATATGTAATAGATGCTCCAGCAGATACTCAGCTATTAGATAAAGCTCGTAAGGTTGTGAATATCTTAAAATTATCAAATGATTCTACTAAAGATGGCGATTGTATTAAGCTTTCAGCTTTATATTCTGATATGGCTACATTAATAGAATTAGATAATGCAGATAAAGTAATAAGCGATACTGCGTCTATAAAAGAAGTAAATAGTTTAGCTGGTAAAATGTTAAGATTAGATATTAAAGATAAATATCCTAATTTAGCTGAAGCAGCTAGAGATGTGGTTGTATACAGTATAGGCGAGGATGACGTTGTATTAGATGCAGAAACTAGAGCTAAAGCAGTTCAATCTTTTAGAGCTTTGTCTTGGGCTTTTTATGAAGGCGGTAAATAACTATGCCAAGATTTTCTCCTTTTCAATTATATAATGAGTATCGTAAAGGTTTCAATGGTTGTTTATGGGAACAACATATATTTGATGAATTATTAGAAACATCTCGATACGGATACTTCAAAGATGGTTCTACAAAAATTAAAAATAGTGGCAAAGGCAAACTGTCTACCCCATTCAAATCTGTATTACAATTCGATAAAAATGCATATATTGAAAGACAAACAACAGGAGATTGTGTTTCTCATGCTACTAGAAATGCTTGTGATTTAACGAGAGCAATAGAGATTCATATTAAGGGAGACAAAGAAAGCTGGATAGCTAGAGGAGCTACAGAAGCTATTTATGGCTGTAGAGGTCATGGAGGACAAGGTATGAGTTGCAGTCGTGCAGCTACATTCGTTAGTCAATCAGGAGGAGTATTAGTTCGTAAAAATTATCCGGGCGTTGCTGACTTTTCTAAATATAACGGCTCTATGGGAGCCAAATGGGGTTCCAGAGGCTTGCCTGATAAAGTAATAAAGAAAGCAGACGACCATCAAATTAAAACAGCTTCTTTAATAAGAACCGTAGAAGAAGCTAGAGATGCACTAGCTAATGGGTATGGCTTAAGCGTGTGTAGCGGTTATGGATTTTCTAACCGTAGAGATAGTAAGGGATTTGCCCGAAAAAGTGGGTCCTGGGCTCATGCAATGTCCTGGACAGCTTGTGATGATACAAATGGAGAGCCAGCATTTCTAGTACAAAATAGCTGGGGTAAATGGAATGATGGAGGTCATCCAGAATGGGGTCCTATTCCAGACGGTTCTTTTTTAATACATGCAGATATTGCAGAAGGTATGTTAAGGCAGAATGGAGCTTATGCCTTTAGTGATTTTAATGGATTTCCACCACAAAAACTCCCGGACTACGGCTTCGTAGATTACTTATGAAATTATTAGATAAAATAGCTTTGAATAGCCTGATAAAAACAATTACTAATTTTATATTAGCAATTTTAAAAATGTTTGCACCCAAACAACATGATGTTGCACCAGATAAAAAAAGACCTTTTTTAGACTTTCTAAGGAGATGGAAAAAATGATTAAATTAGCCTCACTCTTTATGGTAGTGTTATTATTGATACCAGCATCTGTTTCGCAAGCAGAAGAAGTTTCTGTAAGTCAATATTTACAAGATATTAGTGTGACCATTAAAACAGATAGAGGTTCTGGTAGTGGGGTTATATTTAGTAGAAAAATATCATCTGATGATGGTGATAAGAATGTAAATTTTGTATGGACAGCAGCTCATGTGTTAGAAGGTATTAGAAGCATTAGAAGCATTTTAGATATAGAAGGCAAGACACTCAAAAAGCCTGTATTTAAAGATGTTAAAATTGTTAAAAAACTTATAGAAAACGGAATTACTGTCGGTGAATTATCTATGGATGCTGTTGTAGTAAAATATAGTGATGCTACAGACGGTGAAGACTTAGCTTTATTGATGATTAAAAAGTTTGATTTTGTAGACGTTTCTGCTAAATTCAAAAAAGATGAAAACAACGCAGGTCTTGCTTTAGGAACTCAATTATATCATGTTGGTTCTTTACTGGGAGAAAGCGGAGCCAACAGTATGACTACAGGAATTATGAGTCAAGTAGGCAGAATGCTTGCTCTCAACAGTAGTACTAAGATATTATTTGATCAAACAACAGTGACAGCCTTTCCTGGGTCGTCTGGTGGCGGGGTGTTCTTAACTACTGGCGAATACATTGGCATGTTGGTTCGTGGAGCTGGTGAAACTTTTAACTTAATTGTACCTATGAGAAGAATACAAAAATGGGCTAAATCAGAAGATATAGAATGGGCTTTAGACCCTTCTGTAAAAGCACCAACTTTGCAAGAAATTAATAAATTACCAAAAGAAAAAATAGGTAAACTATAATGAATAAATTATTAATAGCAACAGCTATTGTTTTTCCGTTAATATTCGGTGGCAATACTGCTAATAATTATAGTACAACAGCTATCGTAACTCTAGTAGGAGCCAAAATATCTGCTAGTGCTAATAGTCAAGTTGAAAAATATAAAAGAAAAGACTGTCCAGTATGCAAAGGTAAAGGGTGGTATATTAGCGGAGATGGTATAGCAAAAATCAACTGTCAGTACTGTGAGCCATAAACATGAAAAATGAAAACGAATTAAGAAATATAGCACAAAAAGTTATAGACAACACAAATATACCTAAAGATGTAGAATTTTTACAAGATCAAGAAGATAATCATGGTAGTATAATTTTAACCATAATGCTAATTAGTGTTATTATAGGTGCTATAAGAGTTATGCAAGAATGTAATAAAAATAGCATTATTGGTAATAGACGAGAGTTTTACGGTAAAGAGATTAAAAATTTATCTGTAAGACGAGGTTGGTATACAAAGATGAGAATCAAAAAATTATTACGTCAAAATAATTGCAATAAGCAATTATATAAACAATATGGTAATGATATCGTAACAGCAATTTTGGATGTTGCTGAAAATCTCAAGGAAGATGAAATTAAAATTTTACTGGAGGCTGCTGATGTTTAGTATAATTATATGGTGTGTTTATGGTATCTTTGTAGGAGCTATTGCTAAGAGCATAATTCCTGGAGAAGAAAATTTTGGTTTTTTTAAGACAATAGCACTAGGAATAGCTGGCTCTTATATGGGCGGGGCTGTATTATATTTATTAGGAAGCTATTCATCAGTTGAGCCAGCTGGCATATTTATGGGGGTCGGTGGAGGCTGTGTAGCTTTGATATTATATAATAAATTAGTTAATAAATAATACCAATAATACATTATACGGATTGTTATGAGGAAAAAAGTTTTAATAACCGGTGCTGCTGGTTTTTTAGGATCTCATTTTCTAGAAGAAGTGCTAGTTAATACAGATTGGGATATAGTAGCACTATGTAGATTAACGTATGTGGGCGATCTCGATAGAATCGTGTCTAGCACTCATGTTAATGAGAATAAAGACAGAATCAAATTAGTTTATCATGATTTAAAATTCGAACTGCCAAGCCATACTATAGAAGCCATAGGTGACGTAGACTACGTAGCTCATATAGCAGCTAATAGTCATGTGGACAGGAGTATTAAATACCCTAAGCAATTCTTTGAAGACAATTGTATAGGAACACTAAATCTTTTAGAATGGCATAGACATCATTGTCCCAAGGCTTTATTGATTAACTATTTAACCGATGAAGTCTTCGGCCCTGCTCCAGAGGGTTATGATTTTAAAGAAGACGATAGGTGGAGACCCAGTAATCCGTATAGCGCAAGTAAGGCTGCCCAAGGAGCTATAGGTATAGCTTATCAGAATACTTATAAAGTTCCTATTATACATACTTATACCATGAATTTATTTGGTGAAAGACAAAACAAAGAAAAGCTTGTAGCTAAAAGCATATTAAATATTAAAGATAATAAAGTAATTAAAATACATGCTAAATTAGATGAATCCGGTAATGTCGAATATGTAGGACAAAGACATTGGCTTCATGCTAGAAATGCAGCAAACGCAACATTATTTTTATTACTTAACGGAACTGATGGAGAGCATTATAATGTTGTTGGAGATTTAGAAATAGATAATGATAAATTAGTAGAAAAAATAGGTCGACTTATGAATACAAGACCTAGAATAGAATATGTTGATTTCTCCCATGCTAGACCCGGACATGACAGAAGATATAGTCTGGACGGAGCCAAATTAAGAGATATGGGATGGAAACAGCCTTTAGATTTTAAAACTTCTCTAGACAGGACTATTCGTTGGGTTTTAAATGACTAAGTATGATACATATCTGAAAGATTGTTTCTGGATGAAGCATGACATTTTTAAAGACGAGAGAGGCGTGTTTTCAGAAATCTTCAAAAATTCGCACCTGAAAGGCTCGTTTAAAACAGCTCAATCAAATTACAGTTTTTCTAAAAAAAGCGCTTTAAGAGGCATACACAGAACTCCATATGCTAAATATGTAACGTGTGTGAAAGGAGAAGTCTATGATGTTTGTGTAGATCTAAGAGAAAATAGTCCAACGTACGAAAAACACTTTGGATTATTACTAAACGAACAGAACTTATATAGTTTGTACATTCCTCCATTTTGTGGTCATGCGTTTTTAGCTATTACTGACTCAATATTAATATATCATCAAGAGCATGAATATAACGCTGATTTAGATCAGACCTTCTGCTACAAAAATTATAATATACCTTGGGTAGACGATTTGTCTTATATTATATCTAAAAAAGATAGGGCTTGTTGCAATGTTTGAACAGAACAAACTATCTGACTTACCAAAAGATTTCAACTGGAAAACTTATATAAAAGTTAATCCAGATCTAGTCATGTTTGGCATAAATACAGAGACAAGAGCTAGCAATCATTACCTAGTATATGGTATAAAAGAAGGTAGGCAATACAGTTTTGATAATGAATTACCTATTGACTTTGACATTTCTATGTATAAATGGCTTAATGAAGATTTAAATCAATTAACAGATAGTCAATTAATAGATCATTTTTCTCAATATTCTAAAGAAGAAAACAGAGTTTACAAGTTAGATGGATATTTACCACCGGGCTTTGATCCTCGTTTATATAAATTATATAATACAGATCTAAGCTCTATGAATAATCATGACGCAATTAAGCATTATGTATATCATGGGGTGAAAGAGGGTCGGAGATATTTTGCTGGTATTAGTTTTGATAAATTAATGAGAATTAGAAATAATCAAAATACCAATAGCTTCGATAAAGGATCTATAGTATTGATTAATCATGATGTGTCTTTAACTGGAGCGCCTTTATTTTTATATGATCTATATGATGAATTAACACGAAATAATGTGTTTAAAAATATAATTATGATAGAACCATTTCCTAATAAAATTTTACCAGATCTTGAC